GACTGATCGTTGTCGAGATAGTATTCACCAAGGCAGGGGTTAAAACACCGGATAACATTCTCGTAATCCTCGTAGATGATGAGGACAGCGGTGCCGAAGATTACCAAGTCGAAGTAGAGCACTGCCATTGCAGGGTAGAAGTTCGACTCCTGAAAGACGAGGTTGAGGATACGTTCGCACTCTGCAAGCCAGAGGGAGGTTGGCGATGTCATTGTAGAGTCGTCGCGTCCGATCCTAAACCGGAACCAGCGTTTTGTCGGATCAGTGCAGCCGGTCATCATACCAGCAGCAAGATTGCGAGCAGCAAGAGTGCCAGTACTATCAAGTATGTGCTGATTAATTGGACTGCCACGAGCCATTTGATTCGGGGTGATAATCCACTTGTAGCGACGAGGTAGCTCATAATCAGCACATTCACGCCAATGGACCCACCAAGAATAACGATTAACGCGAAGTCCAATGAGGCGTCCCTCGCATTGCTTACGAAGGTCCATGTCTTGTTTTGAGGGAGTGCGGTAGGTCGGGCGTGCGAGAGTCCCTGCCGAGATGTTCTCGGCGCGCCCTTGGCCTGGACCGTATTGAGCTACAGCCACTTAGTTACCTTTCAACGAGTTACCATCAAGCATAGCGCAAGCAGGAACCCACTCAGGCCAAGCACGCTAGCGTACAGACAGACTCGGTCCATGGATTGATCCTGTTGCGAGTAGGCTGAGCGCTGCGATCAATACGAGCAGGAAGATGATGAACCAGACGCCCTGCTCAATGCGGTCTGGAATTGGGATGCCTGCGATGTTTTTGAGGCCGTAGAGGACGACGTAGACGACACCGCAGATGATGATGGCTCCAATGAGGAGCCAGAGAATGTTGATGGCGAGTTGGATCATAGCCTACCTCCCATCGGTTTCATGCGCTTGCCTTCGACAGAGCCAACGTCTCTTGCAGCTTCGTCAACCTCTTCCTGATAAGTGCCACCACGCTCCTCAGGAGGAATTTCTGCCTTAAGCCTTTGTAACTTTTCTCCTCCCGGCTCGATGTTAGTTGACTTGCGCATCTCACTAACGTCCATCGCCAGCCTCTGCAAACGGTCGTGGGTAATGCTCGCAGCCTGGAGTAAGTCTGCCTGCGTCGGCCTAAATGCAGGGTGGAGGAAGCCAAGATTGTCATTCGGGTTGCCGGGGACGGTTGGCATCATCCCCCTCCCAATAACGATCTACCACCCTGCTGTTGCTGCTGTGGAGCGAGGGCGGCACCAATAAACGAGGGCTCGGAAGGTTTCTTTTGAGGCTTGACGGAGGTCGGCTGCGTCATCTGCATCGGCGGGGCTGGTGCAGGCGGGACGATCATGGGAGGTGGTGAACCGCCAAAGCTCATAAGAGACTCCTCTCTTCTCGAGAGTTGTGACCTATCTCTTTTTCGAACTGCTCGATTGGATCGTAATCGGAGACGACTTTAGGGCTGGAGAGATGGCCACCGGCCCCCATGTGGAGGCCAATAGGGTACGCGAAAGTGAGGGCAAGCGCGTCTGCGAGGTCCGGCGAGTCAAGACCACGCTTACGCATATCTTCTTTCTTTTCAAGGACAATTTCGCTCTTGAGGTTGTAGGTGTACGTCGGCCCGACGAGTTGTGCGCGGAGGTCGGGGTTGTTGAGGATTGCGCCGGTCTTGAGCCACTCGCGCATTGCGCCCCACATCTCGGCGCGTTTGTTTGCAAACATCATTCCCAAGGTGGACGTAGCCACGTGTGTCGCGTCAGATTTCCCTCCGAAATTAATATCAAAACAATGAACACCAAGATTGCGAAGGCAATCAACGACACCACCACCCACACCTCCACCATCAACGAAGACCGCGTCAGCATTATACTGTGCGGATACTTCAGAAACTCTCGAAGCCACTGTGATAACGTCCGCACCACGTAAGCGAACAGGTGGGTAAGTTTGCGCATCTCTTCCCTTGCGAACGTAGATCACGGTTTCGTTGTCGCCATATCGTGCCACGTCCACACCGACGACAAGCGCTTCATGAGGATGTGAAGTAGCTTCACGAGACGCAGCCTCACCCACCAACTCAGCCGAGATAAACTCCATCTCGCCTGTGCGGGGAAAGACCCCTCTGACGCGTACGCGAACGAAGTCAGAGTCCTCCCCGTATGCGTTAATCCACTCTGTTACCTGTTGGTGATTTGTGAATGAGATTGTTCGAGAATCGACCTGATAAGTTCTCCAGGCTTTAGAGTGCAATCCACCAGGGAAGCATTCTTTAAAACGTCCAGTATTGCGAGTTGGATTTCCAAACACACACCAGATAATTTCTGTGTTAGCGTCAGTAAGGGCACCTTCTGTGGTTTCCCAGATAATGTCAGGGATAGCTGAAGCTTCATCGAATATGACGATGATACGTCGCCCTTGGTTGTGGAGTCCGGCGAAAGCTTCAGTGTTGCGCTCGGACCAAGGAACCATGTCAATTCGCCACGTTCGTTCATGCTGCTCGTCGTCTGCAAAGAGGGCGGTTGCGGTGAGCTTGAAGTGGGCCTTGCCAATGAACATGTGGAACCACTTGCCAAGCTCGGCCCATGTCTTGGTTTTTAACTGCGTTTCTGTGTTGGCGGTGACCACGCCACGCGTGTCGGGTTTGGTAGAGATGGACCAGATTAAGATCCACGCGACGAGCGCGGACTTTCCAACTCCATGGCCGGAGGCAGTTGCCAGTTGGATTGCGCGGGGAAGAGGAAGGCCGTCGCGAATGCGAGAGAGGATTTCCACCTGCCAAGGTTCAGGCCCCTTGAATTGCGCTAAGCGCGTGCCGCTCTCGCCCCACGGGAAGGCACCGAGGACGAAGGCCAAGGGGTCTCTGGCGCAAGAGGCCAGCCAAGAAACCAACTCAGGACTCAAGCGACGGCCCTCCCAATTAGGCGCGTCTATATTCCTTTAGGCGAGGAACAGGCGGGTTTGGCCGCTCTACGCGTTCACCGGTTGACGGTAGCCCAATAGGGGCCGCCCGTTCCTCAACGAGCTTGAGTTCTGGAGCCTTCCCGCTGCGTTCGATCGCGCGGTCCAGAGCAGTTGCGAAGTCTACGTGGACGACGGTCTTGGCTGTGTGCTTTGAGAGGCCAATGCGGTCTGCCATCTCCCCATGGATCTTGATGAGATGTGGGAGTGGAATTGGATCGCCGGTCTCGTCGGCCTCTTCGATGTAATCGTAAATCTGGCGGAGTGCGCCGGAGTGGATGGTGCCCATCATTTCATGGGCGTCGGCAATGGCTTTGTGGGCCTTCTCGATGTATGGTTTGCGGTAATGTTCGATCAGTTCGTTGAAGGTGGGGTCGTCGAGCAAGAGGACAAGTCGGCGTTGGGTAAAGCCTGTGCGACGTGCGATTTCAGCGATCGTCATGCCAGCAGCGAACAGCATCGCAATGTTGTGATGTGCGAAGCGAAAGCGTTCGATTATCGGGTCAAGTGCACTCATCTTCTAAGAACTTTAAGCGAGGAAGTGTGATTTTGAGGTGCGGATCGCGCGCGAGCTTGAACTCACGCTCGGTCCGCAACCAGTCCTTTAGGCTACTCGCCGATAGCTCTTTGACTGTTTGGGCGAGTAGCTTCTTGTACCTGGATTTCTCCATTCGTTTAGATCTACGTTTGCGCGTCGGCATAGCACAGAAAGGTCAATCACTTTAAGCGCTCGTGGCACTCGTACGTTGCACTCAGGGCGGTAGAGAAGGATCAGTTCCCTTTCAAGGGAGTCGAGCTGCCTTGTCGGGCAAGGATAGAGGCGCACTGAGTCGAAATGAATAACCACCTTCGCCTCATGGACCGTATCGACGTGTTTACCAGCGAGTAACCTCCGCAACCGGTTCCGGTGGTTCGACAACCGCTGGAACACGTTTAAACTCTTCCCGACATAGATCACGACGTTATCCTTCAAGAGCGCGTAGCACCCCGAAAACTCCGGATACGTCAGTTCAATACACGGTCGCACAGCGAACCTTCTCCATTCTCCTTGGACCATTGTACTCCCTTTTTCTGTGAATGTCAACCACTTTATTTTCACCCACACCTCCCGCATCTCCCTAAAGGTGGTACGACCACCCTTTCCCACTCTATCTTCGTCAACAAATCCCAGGCAAAGTCGCCCTTCTTTTTTAAGGTATGGGTGTCTCAATTTGGTGCAGAATTTGCGGGAGGGTATTCCCGCGCGCGCGAGGGCGGATTTTGGGGGTGGGGGTGGGGTCGGCTGTGGCAAAAATGCAACAGTGTTGCGCAAATACAACCACGCCAACGATGTGGATTGCTGC